ACAAGAGAAATTACACATGAAGGAGTAGCAATGGATTTGCACTACGAATGGGACAACACAGGAGAATATCATGAAACGCCAGACATCGAGTATTTACGTTTATACTTTGTCTATGTAGGCGACTATGATATTATTGACTTATTGTCCGAGTCAGTTAGAGAGCGTATCATTGAGAAATTATATAGTGAGTTAGAAAATTAACCAATAAAAATAAATAAGATGAGAGTAATGAATCAAGATCGAGTAAAAAAGTATTTTAACGCTTTACAAGTAGCAAAAAATAGAATTGAATTAAATAATTTCAGCCCAACAAATTGGGAATCAGAGTTTAAATTAAGTCACAGAACAAGAGGTACATTAGGAAACTTAGGTATTGTTAAAAACTTAGGTAGTAATAAAGTTCCATTTTATGAATGGAATAGTAAGATTCCCGTAACTATGTTGTTGGCTAAAAAAGTACTTTTAGAAAATAATAAAATACAAACTATTTATTTTAAAAACTTTAAATCAAATATACCTCAAAAACCAATAGCTAAACCAATAGTTAAACAATTGCCAAAACAAATAGCAAAACCTATTCAAGTTACTAATCAAGTTGGCTTGATAAGAAGATTTTTAAAATGGATTTATTAACCAATAAAAATAAATAAGATGAAGCAAGAAAACATAGACTGTATGAAGTACAGAAAGTCTACACACATCGCGGGAATCGATGTAGAAACAATTATTACCGAGAAAGGTAAATGCGTTCTAACTATTAAAGAAGCGTATTATAGTACAGGAGTTGATGTAAGCGGAAACAAAACAGATGGCTACTTCCTAGAGTTTGTTGAAGGGGTTAAGCCCATGGTAGTAAATTCAGGTAACAGAAAAAAAATAGCTGATATAGTTAAAGAGTTAAAAAAATTAACATCAATAGAATCACGTAACATCGGTAATTGGATAGGAGTACAAATCGAATTATTCTTTGACCCATCGATAAAATTTGGTAAAGAAGTTAAAGGCGGTATAGTAGTTAAACCTAAGGTTGTTATTAAGGAGAAACAACCGATAACAGATGAACGTTTCAATACAGCCTTAGAAGCAATTAAAAGCGGTAAATTTGATAAGGATAAGTTGGTTTCGGATTTCATGTTGACTAGTACACAAAAATTAACACTTGAGGGATTATGATTAGACACAACATAGAACAACGCACAATAGAATGGCATGAATTAAAGCATGGCAAGATTGGTGGAACATTATCCAAAGGCTTATTCGTTAAATCGGATACGTTATTAATTGAATTGCTATCTCAACGCATAGAAGAGTATGAAGCAGAAGAGTCTTATATTTCAGCTGATATGCAGAAAGGAATAGAGCATGAGCCATACGCAAGGGAAGCATTAGCAAACGAAGTATTTGTTTCATTCAAGGAAGTTGGATTTTTACAAAGCGCATCGATTCCGTTACTTGGTATTTCACCGGATGGCATATCAGACGACGACACAGCAGCGTGTGAGATCAAGTGTCCCGCGGCTAAGAAACACACATCTACTATTTTAGCAAACGAGATTCCAAGCGACAACATTCACCAATGCTTACACTATTTTACGGTTAATCCTAAGCTAGAGATATTGTATTTCGCATCTTACAGACCTGAATGTTTAGTTAAGCCGTTGTGGTGTACTTCAATTACATTAGATTCACCGATTGACTTAGGTACGAAAGCTAAACCTAATATCAAAACAGTTGCTGAATGGGTAGGTATTGCACGTGAAGAAGCGGAGAAATTGAATCATGAGTTGAATGCAGCTTTGTTAAAGTTAAACGAGATGTATGGAATGTAAAACAGCAGTAGAATGGTTATTTGAACAAGTGGTAAATAGAACTGAAAGAGTTTACTTTTTAAAAGAACTTGAACAAGCCAAAGAAATGTTTAAGCAACAGATTATTGATACTTACAACAAAGGTCATGAAGCTGGCATTGGTGATTATATTGATAATGAATGGGGAAGCGACATGACTGAATTAACGGCAGAACAATACTACAACGAAACATTTAAACAAATAATATGGAAAAAACAGCAGTAGAATTTTTAGTGGAAACATTAGCAGAGAATGGAATTTTGCATAGTTCGGATATTGAACAAGCCAAAGAAATAGAAGAAAATTTAGCAGAACAATATGCTGATTATAGAATAATATTTGATAGGCACGCAATGAAACCAATCAAGTTTAAGCATTGGTGTAAACAGTATAACGAAACTTTTAAAAACAATGGATGAGCGAGATTACATAGCCATAAATAAACAATCAAAAACAATTTTAACAATGGAACAAGAATTCATATCAAACATTAAGCAATACATCCAGGATCGCAATATTAGCGTTTGGAGATTTTGCAAAGAAATCAATTTTACAAACCCCGATAAGATGAAAAACTACCTTAATGGAAAGGTAGGGATCAACGGTAAAACAGTATTTAATATCATGAATCTAATTTACAAATGAAATTGTTAATAAATATATTTGACAACTGCAAGCATTTTACATTTATTTTTATAGTATATTTGCTTAATGACGGACAAGTCGATTGAAAAATATTACAGATATGCAGAATTCCTTGCTGGCGAGAACGGCAAGGATTTGTTGCACCATGTATATTTGGAGCTTCCTGAAGATTTGAGTTACATAAAGAATCCTGACACTTACATACAAAAGTGTTTGCTCCATGCTTACTACGGTAAGACTAGCAGCTATAATAAACTGCATAACTTACTAGTTAGTGAGATTACAGATGATATAGAACAAACATACGAAGAGCCTTGTTTATTTGATTCTCAGTTATTGCATAAGATTTTACTACAACTAGAGATTGAAGGTTATACTACAGAAGTTAGAGTCTATAAAGATTGTGCGTTCAATAGCTCAATGTATGTTTTATCAAAGAAATCAAAGGTTAATCGTCAAACAATTACAAAGATTTGTAAATTTATCGAAAACGAAATAAGAATAAGATATGAAAGATTGGATAGTTTTTGATTTTAGTTTAGCTTTATTAGGGTGGTTTGTAGCGTTCTTAATTCATCAAGAATACAATTTACCATATCGTATTAAAAAGCTCTTTAAAATCGTTCCTACAGAGTATATTAAGGTAATAGATTGTTTCCCTTGCTTTGCATTTTGGGTAACATTATTAATAACGGCGCAACCAATAACAGCAATAGCAGTTTATGCCTTTGCAATAACAACAGAAAGACGATGATATTAGGAAGAGAAGCTCAAATAAGTTTAGATTTTATCATGCCAAAAATTAAAATAAATGGTTTTGATTATTACGGTAATGAATTCGACCATTTGGCACACGTTTATTTTGAGATAACTTTACTTGCAACGGGTAAAGGAAAGGTATTATCTAAAGGTTGTCAAGGTTGTATTCCAGGTGCAGTTCATATTGTCAATAATTACCTTCGACAATTGCCAACCGAAGGAACAAATGCAACTTTTGAAGAGTTGAGCCTTTCGGAGTTAAGGAAATTACACCCAACAATTAAGGCAACGAGTAGGAAATCATTTATATCTAAAATTAAGTAATGAACATTAAAAGCAAATCATTTGTTGACAGATTGCAAGAACTAGCAATTGAATATATTGACGAGTGTTTGTCAAACGTAAAAGAGGTTGCAACTTCTAGCGGTAAAGTAGTAGAACAAAGGGATAGACACATCCCAACTATTAAGTATTTCTTATGGATTTGGATACCTAAAAACTACGACAAAAAGAACACTATTAAAAGGACAACATACTACAGATGGCTTAAATGGGAGAATACTTATAAGCAAAAAGTAATACAAAATATTGACGGAACATTTGCAGCTTTAGCAGAGGATATAGTAGCCAATGAAGGCAAGGGAATATTCTACGCAAAGAACAGATTAGGAATGCATGACCGCCAACAAATAGAGTCTAAACACGTAGATAAGTTTGAGTTCGACAATTAAAGGATATAAACCACATCCTAAGCAATTGGTAATTCATCAAAGTATAAACAACGATGCTGCGAAATATTACGTACTGAATATCGGTAGGCAGTTTGGGAAAACTATGCTTTGTATTAACCAGCAGTTGTATTGGGCTATAAATGACAAAGGATGCATGATTGGATGGGTAAGTCCTATTTATAAGCAATCAAAGAAAGTATATACTGAATTAAAGAAGTCAACTATATCAAGTGGTTTATTCACTTACAATGATACGGAATTAATTGTTAAAGGATTCGGCAGTCAAATTCAATTCTTTTCAGCAGAACGAAGCGACGGTATTAGAGGGAATACATTTGACTACCTGATATGTGATGAGTTTGATTTTATGAAAGCGAATACATGGGAGGAAGTATTGCAACCTACGGTATTAGTTAAGGGTAAGAAAGTGGTGTTTATCTCAACACCAAGGGGTAAACGAATGATGTATAAACTATCTTTATTAAGGCACCAGGATGAACGTTATAAGTACTTTCAATTTAGTTCATACGATAATCCAATGATTGACCCGCGCGAGATTGACTCTATTAGACAAACTGTGCCAGACCATGTTTTTCGTCAGGAATATTTAGCGGAGTTTTTGGATGGCGCAACGGGTTTATTTCGCAATGTTCGGGAGTCAATCGGGACCGCTGTTAATACCGGCAAGATATTCGGAGGTTTGGATATTGGGCGAGCGGATGATTACACGGTTTTAACAATAGGCACGAAAGATGGTGGCGTATTTTTTATTGAACGTTACAGGCAGGATGAATGGACGAATATAATAAATAAGGTAGCTAAACGAATAAAGGAATTTAATGCTTTGACCTACGTTGAAGTAAACAACCAAGGCGACGTATTCTATGAAATGCTTAAGAAATTAACGGGTAATCTAATAGAACCATACACAACAAGCTCTAAAACAAAGCCGATTATGATTGAAGATTTGGCTGTCTCGTTTGAACAAATGGAATTGACTATACCGAATGAAGAATATCTAATTGACGAACTAGAAGCGTTCACATATATATTTGACCTAAAGACTAGGCACGTAAAATATTCCGCTCCTGAAGGCATACACGATGACAGCGTTATTTCACTATCTTTATATAATCAAGCTAGAAAACATTTATCTAAGAAGGGAAAATACTTTGCATAATATGAACCACATACCAATAGTAATGCACATGGCAGAAGTTGTAAGTAATTACATTTACCAAATTAAAGGAGTTAGAGTCAATCTTAGAATAGGTGAAATAATAACAAGCGAAGACCAAACTAATAAACTAATCGATGCCTTCAATCACATAAAAAAACAAGGATATTATGGAAATTAAATTACCGGAGAAAACAAAAGACTTACGAATAGAGCATTTTAACGCACTACAAAATCCGTATTTCTTAACTGAAAACAAACTTGATATAATGGATCAGTTAGAATTTATCCATTTGTTCACTAATATATCGAGACCAAAACTAAAACGAATTAATGCAACCGATATAGCGAAAATGTTTAGCCACATAGTTAGGCTATATTCCGGAATCAAAGTAGCTAAGCCACCAAAAGAAATTACGCTAAATGGCATCAAGTTTGAGTTAATCAACGCTGAAAAGGTAGGTGTTGGATGGCACGCGGATTTCAGTAAAGGAGATATGAAAAAGGATCCGGTTTATTTTGGTTGTTTGTTCTACTTTCCGAAAGGTGCGAAATACGGTC